TGATCTTTTCCTCAATATGCAAAAGATGATCCGGCCCGCACATGATGCCCACATGGATGGGAGAATGTCGCCGATGCATCACGACAACATCAAAAGCCTTACGCGCCTCGGGCAGAACCAGCACCCAAGGATCGATGCTGCTTTCCTTCGCGATTAGTCCCGCCACTTTTTGCAGATCGAGCGCAGACGTTTCCCCATAGGCCGGAAGCTCGACGCCCTTTTCCTCACGCATGACCAGTTGCACAAGCCCCCAGCAATCGACGCCGGAAAAATCGCGTCCGTGATCCTTGAATGGGAGGCCGACATAGCGCGCGGCCCATGCAACCGTCATCGGAATAATCCCGGGCATAGAGATTGCGTTGCCCGCTTCCCGGGCCATACACGTTGCAGATAATCCCAGCCGACGATGTCACCGCTGACCGTCATGTAATCGACTTTGACGTTGATCAGAAATGCCCGAGAGAAAGAATAGACGACAGTGGTCGGCGGCGACCCACCCGAAAGCTCGACGCGCGGATCGACAGCCGTATTAAAATCCGCAGACGACAAGACCTCTAGCTTCAACCTGGGTGGCGCAACGAGGCCGCGGATCGTTTCGCCGATGCGCGAATCGATATTCTGGATCGCCAGTTGCGCTTTGGGCGGGCCTTCGTCGTCGGACAAAATCTGGATATCGAACGGGAAGCCGATAAAAGTGAACCCTCCGTAAATATAATCCTTGGTATCCCAGACGACGCGGATTGGATCGGAGAGCTTGTTATGCGTGATCGTGAGAAAGCAGATATCCGCTTCGCCGGAAAATTGCGCTTCGATCTCCTTGCGAAATGAAAGCTGGATATCGCGGGGCATTACGGCAACCGCACAAGCTGGAAGCTCACCGAATGAAAGCCGGGAGACGTGCGCGTGATGCGAGGATCGCTGGCAAACATCCAACTATAATTTGTCTTGGTGACAGGATGGTTCATCGTAAACGGCAGCGAGCCGTCTTTTAGCGTCGTTTCATGAAACGTCTTGAACGACGCAAGCTGCGCGGTGGAGAACCGCCACGTTGTATCCGTTACCCAGCCTTTGGCCGTCGAGCGCCGTCGATACTTTGGCGGACCGACCTCCGGCGAAAACTTCGCGACATTTGGTTGCGGCGTTTCTTCAAAGCCGTTGAGGATCGGGCATTGCGGAATCGTGGAAGGCCAAGCTGCTGTTGTCATCGTGATTTCACCGCGCGTAGGCCATAGCGACCGCGTTGAACATCATCAAAGCTGCCTTTCGAGAAATGCTTTTTGACGACGCCGATTATCAGTTGCTCGCCATTGGGCCCCGAACGCTGTTCCTGCGTCGTCTCTGTATCGTTCGAGGCATAATTATTGACCAAGACTTGAAGCCCAGCCGCCGAGCCGCTTCGCGTCACCTGATTGGGAACGATAGTGCCAGCGCCCTTCGGAATGAAAAGCTCAGGGCCGTGCTCGCCGACAACGTATGGCGTATTGGCGCTAACCGGCCCGCCAGCAGCTTTGCCGCCGCCAAACCCTGATGGCGATCCGCCACCAAACAGGAAATTGAAACCCCCGCCACCACTTCCAAACAAACCCGATAACGCGCCTGCGAGCGGGCCAGTTACCGACATGCGCAGCGTCAGGCGAACCAGATCGCGAATGATCGAATCCGTCATTGACTTAAAAGCATCTTGGAACGTGCGCGTGCCGGTAGCGAAATCAGCAAAATTGTTTTCGAAGCTCGTAAATGATGATGTGACTATCGTATCGAACTGCTTAAACCCGTTTGCTGCATCCAACCCGAACCGCGTTAGCTCGGGGAGCTTTGACGCAGAGACGATCATCGCCTCATAAGCGTCTTTCGATTCCTTGACTGCTTTCGCCCGAGCCCGCTCCGCTTCGGTGTTATCGATGATGCCTTTGTTCACATCAAGCTGGATACGCGCAAGTCTAGCGTTCAATATTTCCTGCTCAGAGGCGACGCCAAGGCTTACACGCACCGCTGTATTCTGTTCGAGCTGCGCGACGTTAAAAGCTTGCAGTGCTCGCACGCGGGCGGCACCTAGCCTCACATCGTCCTGAACAGCTTTATCTAGTTGCAGCGTCTTTTGTCTCAACAAATCCTGTTGCGTCGCCGCGTCGCCGAGAACGCCGACCCACCGCTCCTGAAATGTCAGATTGGCTGCAACCGCATCTTTCTCTTGCTGCAATGCCTCTGCCGCTTCCAGCGTCCGCTTGATATCTGCCGATGGGCGGGCCTGCGGGATAGCCGTCCTGACTTCAAATTGCGTTAGCCCAGATTCATCAACACCCGATGCACCGCTGCCGCGCCCGCGCTGCGGAGAAACCGCGAGCCCTGGAACTTGCAGATTGGAAAGATTTTCGTTGCCGGTTTTGCCGCCGCTTAATTTGCTGAGATCGATGGTGCGTGCAGCTTGGGCGATATCGTTCAGCTTCTGCGCGATGAAAGCGATTACCTGCGCGGTTTCTTTCTGCGCCTGCAATTGTGTTTCGGCAAACGCTTGTCCGAAAAGGTTATCGCTTTTCTTTTTGATCTCATCGATATCTTTTTTCAGTTGGACGATGCGATCATTCAGTCCTTTGTCAACGCCCTTGCCCAATGCTTCGAGGCTGTCGCCAGCCGCTTTGATGCCGCCCTTGCCTGCGAGGTCTTGCAGAATACGACCGACTTCAATTTGCCGTTTGCCGAACAGATCGGACGCGAAAGCATTTTTCTGAAACTGATCGGCAAGACCATCATAGGCCTTGATAACAATATCGATGGCCTCTGCCGTGCTGTTCGCGTTCGTCACTTGCCGGATCAAAGCCGGATTAATCTTCGCCAGCGCATCATAAAGCGGGCCGGTGCCCTTCGATTTCAATTCATCGATTGCGACAGTCATGCGCTCGATGCCGCGCTCAGCTTTTTCGAAATCGACGCCGGTTGCGGTGGCTGACTGGCCCAACGCTTTTAATTGATTGAGCGTGAAGCCTGTCGTCTCTGCCGCCTCCTTCATCGCCTTTTGTTTTTCGACAAATTTGTCGGTTTTGTCGTTTAGAAATCCAATCGCCAACGTCGCCGCGCCGATACCAGCAGCGACGGTTAATCCCACCGGGCCAAGAGCGCTAAATATTCCACCGATAGGCCCTGCCGATGCAGCGAATCGAGAAACAAAGCCGGAAAATTCCTGCTCGATTTTTGAATTCATCTGCGAGAAACGAGTCTCGATAGCCTTCGTCTGCGTGTCCGCGATCTTAACCGCGTCCTTCATGTCCTTTTCGAACTTGGTCAGTTGCGCGGACAGCGCGACGACGAGCGCGGCGGTATCGGCCATTTAATTCGGCCTCGCCGCACGCAAGTGATCATAGTCGAGCAGCATTTGATCGAACTCCTGATCCGTTGGTGCTTCTAGTTTCTGTTCTGGATTGTTCGCGTAGTTGACGCCATCGATGCACGCCGCCAATTCCCACATCGTCATCTCGTCTAGTTCACGCGGCGAGAATCCGACTGCTGCTCCGAGCCCGTAGATAACGGAGCGCTTGTACCGTCCGTCGTCCCGGAAGATGGAGCGTCCTGCGCCTTCGCTCCCGCTGGTGTTTTTTTTTCTGGATTATCGTCTTGCACGCCGACGAGCGCAGCCATGATTACGGCTTGCGCTGGCAGGACGTTTTCGGCGAACGGGCGATCATCGACATAGCGATTGATAAGCGTCATCGCTCTTTCTGGAATCGCGCCGCCGCCGATAAGTCCGAGCCTGAGGGTTTCCCGTATATCGTTGAAATGCCACTTGCCGTTTGCCAAGCGCGTATAGATTTCGGCAAAGCCGCAGCCGCATTTTTCCTCAAGCTCAAGCACGCATTTCAGTTTCGCAACGTTGAATTTATGCGTGCCGTCTGCCCACTGTAGTTCGATCTCACCACTCGGCATTGCTTTACGCTGCGACGAACGCCAGCGCCCCGTTGTTGACCATCGTTACGTCGATGTTCACTTTCTGACCTCGAACGCCGCTATAGGAGAGCTTCGACAGGATGAACGCGCCCTGTAGATAGCCCAAGCCCAGCGGAGAGGTTGTCGGCGAGACAAGCTGGATACGCGCTTGCCGCTCCGTCGCGCCGAGAAACCAATCCAGCCACGTGTGGAAACTCTCGACGGCCATCACGCCGCTGCCGGTAACTTCGGCAGACAGCGAATTAACGTCTTTCGCTTCCCAAGCGGGCAAGCTTGGATCGGTACAGTCGGGGATGAGCGTCGTGTTCGTCGAGGCATTCAGATCGAAGTTTTTCGTCGTCAGGCCGCACGGCTCCGAGAACACATCGGGCGAGCCGGGGCTATCGCCGCCCGTGCCGATCAGCACGAGCAGTTTAGTACCGGGAATAACAGTAGGTTGCGCCATAGGGGCTTCTCCTTGGTTAGGCCAGTTGAATCAAAAAGCGGAAACTCAACGCACAGTGAGCAGTGATTCCATCTGGGTCTGGAAGATGATTGATAGAACTAATTTCCGCAACGATCACGGCATAGTTCGACACAGCGATATCTTGGTCGTCGAGCGCGGCGACAATCGCCTTGCTCAATTGCTTGGCTTTCGGGACGGTCGGATCGCGCGCCCAGCCGTCGATTTGATAAAAGACTTCCGTCCCGTCGATACATTCGGCCTTGTCGGGCAAGACCTGAACAGGTCCGAGCGATATATACGGAAACGTCGGACCTTCCGGCACCCCGCCATAGACGCGAGCCCCCACTAATGCAGCGACGCCGGGATCGGCCTTTAATTTACTGATCAGCGCTGCGTGCAATTCAAGGGACGGATCAGACATTGCCGCCCCCTTGCGCTGCCGAATATTTCTTTATTTGCAGGGAAATGCGCCGCTTCATGCTGGCGACGATTTTCTTCTTCATCAGCCGGTAGGTCGGAAAGAAAAATGGCTGCGCTCCGTTCTGTTGCGTGCCGAACTCCGCGGCTCGCGAATAATCGAACTCGCGTCCAGATACGCCTTTGCGCGTCGTCGTCGAGCCGCCAGCGATAACGCGGACAATCGTTTCCTTGTTGCCCGGTTTCACGCCCACCGAAGCCTTCAACGCGCCGGGGGTAACGCCAGCCTCGGGCGGGCCTTCATAGATCGGCGCGACCGACGCGATAGCGTCCTTCAATATCCCGGCTTGCCGATTAAGCTCGTTGACCGCGTTCTCGCGTACCGTTTTCTGCATGTCCAAAGTCAAGGCACGGAAGCGCTCGACCGATTTATTGACTGGCATTAGGTCGCCACGCCTTTCTCGCAGAGCATTTCCCACCAGAGGCCGTGCTTGTGGTCGCCCTGGTGCGGATCGATCACGGAACGAATGTTGTAAATCTCGCCGCTATCCTCATTTTTGCAGATCCAATCCGTATCGACCGCGTTTGATTCGGTCGACTGCCGAACGGTGATATTGGCGAAGTTTTTCCCGGTTAGACGGCTTGCCAAGATCGACTCGCCGCCAAGCTTCGGCTCGACATTCGCATAAGTGATGAACGTCGCCGTTCCCGGATATGCGCCTTCCATGCCGTAATCGGTATCGGGCGAGCCGGGCGGCGTGACTGCCGCCCGCTGATAGAAACCAATCCTGTAGCGAAGATTACCGGCTGGCA